AAAGATATTGTATCCGGTCAATAGATCGGGATTATGATAGAGAATAAGGTCTTTCCATTTTAACAAAAGTTCTTTCTCTGATGTACATTCATAAACATTAACATTCGGAATATCGTCGCATACTTTTTCATCGGGTTTATCTTCATTACCAATGACAATGATAGAGCGATCATAACATTCATTTTCACCATAACGATGAAATACCGTACCAATTTGGATGATTGGATCACCTTTAATCATAATTCTTTCACCCATATCATTCATAAGGTTATTCAAAATATCGGTCAATTCATTAATAATTGTTTCTCTTGTCTTTGTTGATGTTTTCGAATTGTCTAGTTTTTCAATAAATTCTTCTGTTAAATGTGTTTCAAGTGTAGAAAATGATTCTTTGGAATATTCCCCATTCAATGTATAAATCGATTGAATATTCTCAGATCCACCTTCAAAAGCATCTTTTACACATTGAAGGATAAACTTCTTCTTGAATACATAGGATTGCATATTCATACTAATACGAAAATAGGATTCATGAATATCTATTGCTGGTTTCTTAAAGTCCTTCTTAGGATTTGGAAAATCACCATGAGAAGAATCACATTCAATATCAAAAGAAGCGGTAATAAAACCAGCAGTACTCTCTAGATCATATCTATGGATATATTTTAGTGGTAGATTGTTAATTTCAATATCAACATTAAACATTTGTTGATCTTCGTGAACAAGGTAGTAATCATCGATTTTTACGGTTACCCATCCACACGGTTGAATATCCTTTTCATGAATAAACCGTAGCATCGGATGAATTTTTGATTCATAAAGATTTGCAACACAATCACAATTATTTTCTTGAATAAAGAACGCTTTTGTTTTTGGATCACAGGGTTTTACAATCGGTTCCTTACCATTGAAACCTGTAAGTATTTTATTTCTTTGAATATATTCTTGATTCTTTTGGTAGATACTTTGAATCGCACTGGTACATTTTCTCATATCACCATAACTTTGAAAACATATCTTTACAAAATTATATTTTTTGATTTTATCACATTCATGGTCATAATTATAACCATAAAAATTATACGATGATTGTATTTCAAGGTTACTTTCATAGTCTCCTTTCCAAGCAGCATTTCCAGGTCGATAACTTTGAATAAAATTTTTTGTTAATTTTAGGAATGAACGAGTCAAAGTATTCCCCCAATTATTAGGGACCCTAAGATAGAAGAACGGTTTAAACCCTTGAACATTGCAAACGACATTTTTATTCTCAATCGTTTTCCCGTAGAAAGTAATGATAAATTCTTTCTCCCAATAATTGTCACCGATTGGTATATCATCTGATGATATATCGATGAGTTGGAATTGAAGTTCTTTCATTTATAGTATATATTATTATTGTTAGTTTAAGTAATAATATCAAATTTTAATATAGGATATATATATATATAATTTATGGAGGAGTTCTTATTATTCTTTTTAAGCATCTTTATGTTCTTTATTATCATGAATAAATTATATAAGAAAAAGGAAATTGTAACGATAAAATCAAAGATTGATAATAGGGAATATATTGTCCGTAAGTTACCAGATGCAAAAGAAGCAGCAAATCGGTTAGCAATAGTTAATAAAAAGGTTTTACAATTGATTGCTTCATTAGATCCTGAAACAAAAGACGGTATCGATGACCTTCAAAATAATTATAATCCAAAAGCTCTTTCCGAAACAATTGATGGAGCAAAATATACTTCTTATTCTGTAAACAAAGGTGAAAAAATCTCAATATGTATTCGTAGAAAAGGAGATAAAACATTTATTGATGACAATACTATAATGTTTGTAGTAATTCATGAATTAGCACATGTTATGACGGATGAAGTAGGACATACACCATTATTCTGGGAAAATATGAAATTCTTATTAGAAGAGGCAGAAAAAGTGGGTATCTATACACCGGTTAATTATAGTGAGGAACCATCACAATATTGTGGAATGGAGATTAATACAACTCCTTACGATTTTAAGTAAATAATAATTTTATTGTTTATAAATATATATATAGAATATGGATAGTTTTTGTAATGTTTTTTTAAAGAAGAACTTTATAAAATGTATCTCTAAAAAAGATAACAAGTGTTATTTATTTGTTGGAGATATACCTTTTGTAAAAAAAGTCATTAATAAGATAAAAAAGAATCGGAAGAATGAAGGAGAAGGGGACCCTTTTCAAGGAATTGAAGATAAAGAAATCGATAAATTGTATGGATACTTGATGCCGAACCGTACAGGTAACCAAGGTATTGATTTAAAAAAAACATTTTTACGAACAAAACTATCTTTAAACTTGAAAGAGGATGAGTTAATTTTTGTGTATACATCGATAAATGAAGATGATACGAATGAAACAATCCTTGATAAAATTATATATAATTGCTACCCTACCGAAGAAGGATACATAACAAACCCTTATTTGTATGCATGGTACTATGATCGCATTGAAAAAAAGAATATACCTCTTTCATTTAAATACGAAGAAGAAACAATCCAATACGATGATTTCTTTGACAAAGATAAAAATGGAATGATTGATTCTTCTTTTATTGACGAAAATGGAGACCGTATGCCAAAACAGGTTATCAACAATGAATTAAAACTATCAGAAAAGTCCGCGATACGGAATGATACAATTTATTTCCATACCTTGGAAGAATACTTAGATATAACAGATATGTCCAAAGAATTAAGGAGATGGAATGAAGAAGAGGTTCAACAAAAGAAGGAGTTAAAGCAATTCATCAATGGTCTCTTATTAAAGTATTGGTCACACCTTTCACTCTCTGACATTCTTAATTTTCAAAGTGAAGAAAATATAAGTATGAGACAGGTAAGGTATGAAAAAGTCAAAGAAAAACTAAAGGCGTATGATAAACACATATACATGATTGAATCCGAATTCTACAGAGAAGATGTCAATGAAAGTATTACGTGTGATAAGTATACATTGATAATGTTAAAATTAAATAAAAAATCAAAAACAAATAATACAGTTCATTTATCGAAACTATTTCGTGAATTTGTGTTACAAAAAGAAGTACCTTTTATGAAATTATTATTAAATTCACATGATGATGCCTTTTATAAATTATATGAAAAATCATTATTGTATGAGGGTTCTGATAAAACACAAGAAAAAGAAAGGTACATTACAAAAGATTTATGTAAGGATTGGTCAAGTGGTTACAATATCCAAGAAGAGTATGGTTATCGATACTTACATTCTGGAAATGTAATCTTATTTAAAATTTATAATGAAGACCATAATATCTTTAGTTCATTAATCATCCACCTTAATGGTGATATTGAATGTATCATTGAAAATAATGGAAACGAAATAAGTAAAAACGAAATTAAAGTTATGCTTAATGATTGTAATGCATTGTTGTCAAAATTGAATATGAACCAACTCTATGCATTTAATACAATCAATACACTTGACACAGATATATTTACTAATATTCATTCGAAAACACAAGTTGAGTTTTTAAATAGTGGTATTCTATTTAACAAAAGTCAGTTCCAAGACAAACAAAAACGCACGTTCCCTAATTGGGCAAAATTATTAGGAATATTTATCCAGAATTTCCCAATGTATCTAAGGACAAAGACAATAGAAGAAACCGGTATAGATTCGAAGATAGTTGGAAGATATAATCGGGTGGATGATTATGCGAATATTACAACAATTCAGTCAGCAATCGCAGCATACAAAGTTATTTTTGAGGATCCTGAAATAATCATTCAAAAATTAAGTAGGGATTATGGAAAAGATAGTAATTTTATTCGTAATGAATATGAAACATGGGAAGAACTAATGAGTATGAAGGAAGACATCAGAAGATCAAAAGTAATAAATGAAGGTGGATCAGAGATACAAATATGGTTAAATACAAAAGAAGACCTTCTGATTGAAATTAAAAACATGGGATCCTTTAGTGAACAAAGAAGGATCTTTGTATTTATTAAAACTATGTTACAAATGTACCTTTCATATATACAAAGTCCTAAAAAAGCATTGCAAAGAAAATTATTTCAAAGTGTGAATGCTTCTTTGGAAGAGATTTTTGTTGATGAAGAGGAAGAGAAAAGAGAAAAAGAGGAGGAAGAGGAAAGGGCGCAAGATGTAGTAATATCATCAGATTCAGGTCTATCAGATGACCTTGAATTTTTAGGACTTGATGAAGAAGAAAGTGGAGAAATAGGGTTCTCAGATATTCAAGGAGGATCATCAGAAGAAATGTACAAAGTGAAAAGTTACTATTTAGACCGTCTTAAGGAGTATGATCCTGAATTATTTAAGTTTAAATCAAGGAAGAAACAAATTCCTTCCGGAAAATCGTATGGCTATCCAAAGTATTGTACATCTACTGATCAACGTCAACCTATTGCTGTGAATGATGAAGATTTAAAAAGGATCAATGAATCTTCTGAATATGGATCGGGGAGGGATTCTTATCATAAATCTGAACCAATACATGTTCCAGGGAGAGGGACAAAGGTCAAATATATTTGTCCTAGATACTGGGATATCTCAACAAGCTTAAGTATTCATCCTGATGAGGTTGATGAATCCAAAATTGTTCGAAAATTACAGAAAGGTCAAACTCAAACAAATAAATCCATTCTTGAAAGAAATTCAAACTTTTGGGGGAAGGGGGAGAAGCTAGATCCAGATACAAAAGAGATGGTACCTTTAGAAGTTGACGATTTATTTCCTTATATTACAGAAGAAAGTAAGCAACTTCATCCAATGGGATATGGTCTCCCCTGTTGTTTTAATGGATCACGTACTTCATTTGAAAAGAGAAAGGAGAAGAAAGAAGGAGAAGGGGATAATGAAGGAGAAGGAAAGAAAGATGGATATATCTCAAATAGAGATCCAATAACAGAGGGTAAATATGCACACCTTCATCCATCTTTGTTAGACTATTTTGGACAAACACAGAATACCTTCGCAAAGAAAAAAGGAGAAGGGTTTTTGAGAATGGGTGTACGACAAAATGACAATGATTATACATTTAGAAATGCTCCATTACTTCAATCCTTTGTAAAAATAGTAAAGAATGAAAAAATTAATTCTGAGAATGATCTTAAAAATGAAATTAAGAGATTATTCAAAGAGAATTTAAATAAATTTCAAAAATGTCCTCTTATCCATCAAAAGTTTAGGAAAAATCCTCAAAACACAGAAGAAGAAGATAATTTTGTAATGGAAATCTTAGATATGGAGAGTACTGAACTATCATTTCCTTCAAAAACAATTCGTGGATTAAGGAGTCAGATGGAAAAAGAACTCAAAAAAAGAGATATTAAATCAAATGAGGAAAGTTACCTTTATCAACTCTTATTATCTTTAAAAAACTACATTGCTTATTTAGAGAGTGATGAAAATAAAGTAGATAAATATGTACTTCCCGCCCTATTACGTTTATTTGAAATTAACATTGTTATTTTTGAAAACAAAAATGATGAAATAAAAATCAAACTATCAGAGTATGTTCGTTCAGAAAAGATCGGATTTATCTATCAACGAGGGAACTATTATGAACCAATTCTTTATCGTTACTATGATACTAAAGTGAATGAGGAATTTCAATTTACACCAGATCTATTAAAAAATAACCATTATGAAGTTATTTTTCAAGATATCCATAAAAAGGTGAGAGAAAATACAAAAGAATCAATGATAACCGAATATGAAAATGTTATTAAAACAATGGATACAAAGGATAAAAAG